GTCACACTACCGTCTATCTCGGTTCCTGTTATGGTGAAGTTTGGATAAGTGCCAGTTACAGCGTTAATGCCGCCCCCTGTGATTGATACGGTTTGATCGGGTGCCGTATTGGATATTTCATTCGCCCCTGATATGGCTATACCAGTGCCAGCCGTGTAGGTAGTTCCAAATGGTACAGGCTCCCATGCGCTGCCAGTCCATTCATACAACTCCTTATTTCCATTCATGGCAAAGTAAGAATCTGCAATGCCAGGCGTGTATGCAGGTGGCAACAAACCGCTTATTCTATCAATTCCATCAGCCTTTTTGACCCATGAATTTACCTGGTCCCACTGGTACAAAAAACCAGTGGTTAAATCTTGGTAATACCTCGATCCCGTCGCGCTTGGCGGTGCCGTTGGTACGCCCGTGCGGTAAACGATGGGCGCTGTAAAACTTTGACCAAACAAAATGGTCGGCAAAAAAAGCAAAAAGAAAATAATTTGTTTCATATTGTTGTGTTGTTTATGGTGCGACACGCCGCAATGTCCACGGGGTGCCTATATCGGTTTGATCGTTTAAAATGTACCAGGACACGCCAGCCGTTAAGCCCGCCGCTATTGCGGCCTCGTCGTTGGCGTATGATGGCAACAGGTTAAGAATTGCGCCTATGCTACTCCATTGTGTATTATAGTTTGTTCCGTTTATCTTTGAAAGCAATTGCCCCGCGCTGCCGCCAGTTGGAACACCTACGCCGTTACTGCCAGCCGGGCCAGTGGCACCCGCTACGCCACGCCCAAATATCACTTTTCGCGTCGTTGCCGGGCGAACAAGGCGAATAACAGGCCGAATAAAAACTACTTTACGAACAATCATAATATAGATTTTAGGCTGCAATACGGGCCTGTAAATATTGTAATGGCTTCGCCTGATACGTCGCGGGTGATCCGTAGCGCGTGTTCATGCTTTCCAGCCGCAATACCGCCCGTTATTGTGCCGTCAAGCGTTATTTTCAAATCCCCGTCCGGTAGGCGCTCCACTTCGCCGTCTGCCTCCGTCAGGTCAACCAAAACCGTACCTGCTTTGTCGACAATTTTATAAACGATCGAATCCTGCTCAATATCCCATGCTGTAAACGATTCTGGCTGCCCGTCTTCACCATCGCCCAAAGTTATTTGGAAAATATACGTGTCGCCCCGGTGGACATTTGCGGCCTCCGTGAATGGCGTTGTTAGTTCGTGTACATAACTCATTTTATTTCGCTTCTTAGTGCTTGCGCAAGTTCAATCGGAATATACCGTATCATGTGCCGACAATTCCAGCGCCCCCGTTCAATCAATGGATTAATGTACGTCGCTGGATCGCCCAATAAATCAGGATCGCGCTTCCACTCTTTCGCCTCATCTGTCGAAAACACTTTTCCCGCCTTTGATCGGCAAAAATTGCGGGACGTGTCTATAATTGAACCCTCGTATATGAAGTATTTAAAACCAAGTTCATCGGCCATTTGCTTGTTGGCCACCTCCGAAACCTGATTAAAACTGTCATACGCATACTGCCTGAAATATCGCTGTAAAGTCCCGTCTGTGTCTTTGTTTCCAACCACAAGCGCCTGTAATCCGTTTGTATAGTCCTTTAGGCTTGACTTACCGCCCAACGATTGCAAAACATACCTTTGTAAATCCTGCCTAACTTGCGCCGTTTGCCCCAAACGATCCAAATACCCGCCCGCAATAAATGTACCATCGTTGCGGATTCCAATAGTTGCCTCAATCAGGCCCAAAGATTCGCTTATGGCCTCCACCTTTGCAGCTGTTTGCCCGATGGCTATATAATACTCCTTTACAAACAAAGACACAGACACCAAATCAGCGGCGAACTGCGATAAACGGCCCGTTAAAAACGAGCGTTCAAATTCATTCATCACCCCGTCAATCCGGGCCATTAAAAGGATGTTGCGTTTGTTGTAAAGCAGCACGCCCTTTGATGTTTCAAATTCCGGTACAAATTCAGACAGCAACCTTTGAAGTAAACGACGCTGTAATGTATCCACGTCCTTTGAAAACGTAGACACAAGCCCGTCAATCTTTGCGGCCATTTGGTCGCTAAATTGACTGACTAATTTTAACAGCCGCTTTACTTCCTGCTCATTCATATATTAAGCCCTGGCGCTCTTGGTTGCAGCATACTATACACCTCATCCGTTTTTGCCGCCACTATTTCACGTTGTTTTGTTTCATTCATAAAGTAAAATTCCGGCGTTTGGGCTTCAATTTGTGAAAAGATTGTTTCAAAATTAACCGCCAAAACCCGCGTCTTTTCAGGCACAAGCGGCGAATTGATAAACACAACCCTTTCAGATTCCGACATACCGCGAAGCGGGTTAAACCGATCCTTTACCAAATACATTTGCATCTCCAAAGGATTATCGGCGTACATGATACGCGCAATGTCCATTTGTATGGATGCCCGAACTGCTGGCCCGGCTTCGCTGCGGTTAACCTGCTCCAGGTTATTGAGCAAATCGGTTAGACTGCTTAGTTTAAAGTCCTTTGGAAATACGATCTTTGCAATCAGGCCCGCGTCAATTTGCGCAAAGCGGGCCGAAACAGTTACAAGAAACTGCCAAATGTTTGCATATTGAACGGCGAACGGATAAAGCGTGTCGTATATGTTTTGCAGGTCAATATTTTGCCCCGTTGCTGTATTTGCTACCTGTGTTTGTGTAAACAAATCGGCATTGAAAACCGCCTTTTTGCAATTGCCTACTTGCGCATCCAAGTATTCAATTTGCAGCCTCATTATGTCCGTTGGCGGCGACTTGAACGAAAGCAAATCGTCCAAAGACAATATATCTGCTTTATCCGTTGGCAAACGTAGTACAATTTCATCCTGTGCGCTGCTTGGAATATTTTTAACAGCTGTCCCGTTGCAGGCACTACAAACCGCGTTTGTGACACGATTCCGACCGTCGTAGCAATCAGGCTCATCACACGTCGGCGCATAGCGCAAGCGCTGTGGATATGCTGTTAAGCACATCGTTAAATCCAACTCGCTGTTTGCCTTTATGATTTTTTGAAAATACGGTATTGCTGCATGGTAAATTGGCAGGAAAGTAGCGCCATTGGTAAGCATATCCCGAATATAGCCGACACGATAAGCAGGGACGCGGTCTTCTCCGTGTGGCGTGTATTCCTGGTATATAAATACCATTTCACGGATTTTGTAAGCCGTTGCGCCGTCTAAATCAATCGGGTTTTTATCGGTCGGGCTTAAAGAGCCCGGATATGTAGCGCGGTATTGCTTTTCGCTAATTTGGGTAAGTGTTGCCGTTTGATCCTGCGCGTAAATCGTGTATCGCTCCCCTGTTTTTTCATCCAGCGAAAAAGTGTTTAATACAATCAGGTATTCAAGTACATTGTTTGTGTACTTGTAATTGATCGCCTCGGCGCTGTTCGCCTCAAATGGGTAGGGTTTTGCCCGTTCAATTACCGGATTAAATGCGTCAAACTCGACAACGACCCAGGCGTTTGGATCAATTTTGTTTAGTTCGATCAATCGGGTTTTCAGGTAGTCATCCAAAGAAGATGTGCCGTAAAAACCCGCTATCAATTTATCCAAATCCAACTCGCGCTGTGCGTCGGCTGTTTCGGATTCATAGCGCAAAATCCTTTGGTAGTGCGCCCGTGGAACCTTGTTAAAGGCGCTGCAAATGTTTTCGCTGACCGCCGGGATAACGTGCTTTGTTATTTTGGTACGCTGCTTAAACGCTTCGCTATCCTCGCGCCGTACAAACTGTTGAAGCATATCGTCCAAGCCGTCGCCTGTGACATAGGCCCGACAATCCTTTGCAACCTGGTTTACATGGCTGTAGTGTTTATGCCGCGTTTGCAGTCGCGCTGTTTCGATCAATGCGGCCTTTGCGTCGGCTAAAATCATGTTTATTTACCTCTAAACTCGTTAAATTCGTGTTTCAAGACCTCACATATAAAGTAGTCCATACTATCGGAAGTGTGTCCTACTTTCTCGTACTGTTGGCCTGTTATCGGGTTGCGCTCTTTTGCTTTAAACTTCCCGCCGTTAACGTCCTGCTTTGTTCCGCTCAAATCATTTACCAAATTATAGCAGTTATTTGCTACTTGTATCTTTACTGTGGGCATTTTCCCTGCAAATATACGGTTTATAAAGTCACGGCGCTTACTTACCGGAGGGTGATTTTTTGCCACCCTTGCCGAATTGTTATTTAACACGCCTCGCAGCGTCTTTTCTACAATCAAATAATCGTTGTCGCCCCGCGTGTCGTTGTTCTTGCCCGATGGATCGCCGTAATAAAAAACGCCGCGTCCGCCCTGCTTTAACTTGTCGCCGTATTTGGTTAAAAACAAACTACAAAGTGCATCGGTTTTGTTATTTGGGTGTTCCGGGCAAATTTCATCGACGGCATTT